AGGAACAGATGTCACAGCGTTGCCTGTCATGCTTTGTGTGCCATACGGTGATGTAGGTGCAACCATCTCACTAGCGTTGCTTGTAGGGCTGTAATTAGGCGCAGTTTGAACTGTATCGCCAATAGCCAATTCTTTACCAACACCTGGAGCGTAAGTAGTTTGAGTTTGTGTAGTAGGCTCAAAAGCTTTACCAAATTTGTTAAGAGCATCAATCATTTTGGTGTTTTCAGCAGCTTTGTAATCGCCATATTGTTTCATGGCTTCTCTCTCTTGTTGACCACCTACATATTTATTAGCTAATGTAGATAAATGCTGTGTCCATGAGGGCGCTACATAATGTCCCGATACCATTTGACCTTGAGGAGTTTCTTGTTGACGCAACGCATCAGCTAAAGCTAATTTGCGCTTTAAATCTATTTGCATCAAAGTATCGTCTTGAGGCATCTCTTCTTGATTACCAAATAAACTCATATTAAACCCCTAACATTGCGTAATTAACAGCTTTAAAGCCATTATCCATTTCAACAACGGCTTCAGGCATGATAGCTTCAACTTCTTGAGCCATAACACCAATTTGTTTGCCTTCAGGCAAGTCATAGCCATCTTTGTAATTGTATGAGTAAAGATTAAGACCATTTTCTAATGAGCCAACTTTTTCAATGTTTGTTTTTAATCTTTCATCAGAATACTTCATAATGCCAGCACCACCAAGACCCATTAACCCACTCATAAAACCACCACTAGCGGCATTTTGTGCATTTACATTAGCTAATTGAGCGTTGTAACCTGCCTGTGTAGCACCTAATATATCAGCGCCAGCAGTTTGAGCTTGATTTGGAGTGTTTGCAAAGCTTGGGTTTTGCACTTGAGAACCTGTACGCAACGCATTAATAACATTGATAGGTTGCATTTGGTTGTAAGCTTCTTGTTGGAAGGCTTGTTGATTAGCAGATAACCCTGTGTTCATGCCTTGAATTTGAGCTGAAGTCAACAAATCGTTTTGTTGTTGTGACAATTGGCGTTTAGCATTGTTATAAGCTTCAGTGCCTTGAGCAATACCTTGATTGGCTAATTGAGCATCAGACATCTCGCTTTGCTGAGCAATTTGAGGTTGCAGTCTACGCATGATAGCGTCAGAGTATGTTTCGCCAGGATTAATGCCGTAAGATGGCAATTTAGATGTATCTACCCCAGGCTCGCTTAATACTTTATTTGCATAATTTAATCCAGTATTTGCTGTTTGCATCAATCCTTGATTAAGCTTGCTTTCTTGGTTGTAAATAGCTTGTTGTTCTGGAGATAATGTTTGAGTAGCAGTGTATAGAGTGTTGCCGTATCGGTCAGTGCCTGGGTTGGCTGTGTATGTTAAATTGCCGTATGGTGTTACTTGGTTAGTACGGTTAGCAGCAGCAGTAGCCCTTGCAGCCTCTAAGTTGCCAGCAGATGTTTCTTTAGCTGCGCCAATGTAGTCAGGCGCTGGTGGTGCTTTAGCTTTACCGTTAGCCATTGATATGAATGGGTCACGAACACCTTGCAATCTTAATTGCACAAATTTACCTAGCATTTTTTTTACTCCAATTTAACATTTTGCAGTTTTCAGGCCATAGGGTCATTATAAGTAAATCACCGTTACGACCTGCGTCTTTTAAAGTTGTTTCTATTACAAACCCAATCTTATGATTGAGGCTTATTGCTTTGTGGTTGTCGGCTTCTACGGTAGCTGTAAAGCGTTTAACCTTTACTTGATTAAAAATGTAATCTACTACTGTAATCCAGTAACCTTTAGGTGGTGGTGAGTCTATTCGTTGATGGCCAAACATATTGTTGCCGTTCCAGTTTTCAAAAGCCGTTCCAGCAACAATAACACCATCTATTTCCCAACCAAGAGCAGTCATTCCCTCGGTATAAGAGCCTACCTTTTCCATCACCCAACGAGCTACATATTCGCCTTGGACTAGCATTACAAGATTGCACCGCCCTCAATAACAATGTCAGTGCCTACCCAGCTTACATTTAACTGCGCTGATAAAACCTTGACCACAGGTGCGCCATAATAACCAACACCATTTAGACCTTGCCAGTTTTGATACACAGTAGGAGAACCACCAAATGCAGACGCATCCCATATACCACTGTCCCACACGCCATAGTTTACAGGCACATAGTTTAAGATTGTAGATGTATCGGTTGTGTCAAAGTCTATATTAACGCCAGCATACACAGATGGCGTTCCATCAGCCCTTAATATAGGGCGTGACATAGTAAAGCGTTTTAACTTACCTGCGCCACTAAAGTTGTTAAATGCTTGCAAGCCAAACGATTGAATGTTGTTGCCACTGTCTGTATTGCTATTGTAAGCGTGAGCTACATAACCATTGCCACCAAAGTAAGGCTCGTCTTGAAACATCTCCATGCAATTGGAGTTCCAATTGGTGTAGTTACACCATGAGCCTGTAATAGTGTTCATTACATATTGCTGTTGATTTACACCTTCTTGCACAGGCACATTTAACCATAATTGGTTAATAGTTGGCACATACATTAATTGCCAGCCAAAGTTAGTAGCATAGTTAGTTACAGCTTCACTAATAGCAAACTGTATTTTATCGGTAATGGCTACCCTAGGTTGAACTCTAGATGATTGCAAAGCACCTGATAATGGCACTACACCATCTTGGCAAATAATAAGCATATCGCCAGCGTACTTGTATAAGCTTCTAGGGCCTATTGGCGCACCAATATCCCATACACCTACCATAGACCATGTTGTAACTGATGTAGGGTCTATGCCTTGATACACGATAATTTGACCTTTGTTGGTCATAATTACATAGTGGTCGTTTACACCTTGGCCAGCATCAATTGTCCATGTGCCGTGAGCTACAATGTAACCGCCCTTGGTCATAAATGAAGCTATGTCTACAGCAGCCGCAGCACCAGCAATAGAATCTACTGGTAGATACCAAACTTTAAGGCTGTTTTCTTGTATAAAAAACTGTCTTTCAGCGTAAAGTATAGGGTCACGCAATGTAGTAGCCGTAACGCCTGTTATAGCAGGTGTAGACCATGTAGAGCCATTATAGTTACGAGGTGCATCTACACCATTAGCCATAGATAGGAAATTGCCACCAGAGGTTGCAATGTTGCAATAACCCCAGCGTGAATTAGTTAGCCCAGACAGCACAGCAGCCCCTACAGCGCCTGATGATGTTACATCGTATACTTTGCCATCAGCGATAGCAAATAATTCGTCTGTAGAGCCTCCAGAGTAGGCCATGATGGTTTCTACTTGACCTGTAATACCTGTAGCGTGTTTTGTGTAACCTTTACGCATTACACATTCTGTTGTAGCTGGAAACCAGTTATTTAACACAACTGCGTCTAGCGGACTCATTGCTGCCAATGAATCTCTAGCGTTCCATCCACCTACTGGTGCTGGTAATGATACTGGCTGTGATACAGCTCTTTTAGCTATAGCCATTGTTAAGCTCCGTAGTTAGCGTCTGGAATGTTCTCCCAACCAATTAGGACATTGGCTGTTCTTGGTGCTAGTGATAGTGTAGCAGAACCTGCATCGTTTGCTTTGGCAATGTTAAGTTGCATATCATAATCACGCTGGAATGATGATGTATCAAAACCTTTTATCTCAAAGTATTTCTTTTTAAGCGCCAACACCATCAAACGGTTAGGGTAGATACAAGTATCAGTGTCCGCTAAAAATTGTAATTGTGTTGTGCCTGTGGCAGATGTTGCCCAGTTTGTTGAGATGTACTCAAAGCTTAGATATTCGTTAGTAGATGTAAGTGGCCATATTTGAAACTTCTGACCCATGATACGCCAACGAATACGAGGGCCAGTTGAAATGTAGCTAGACTTGAGCCATTGCCATTGTTGTGGTGTTTCAGGGCCTAACATTTCCCAGCGTTTAGATTTGTCGTATTGTGTGCGGTCTGTAATACGGTCAAAGCCTGTAGGCAAGTCATACATAACTTGACCAAATACATAGTTGCCTGAACCATCGCTAGTCGCAGCACTATTGATTGTAACGGTAGTTCCAGTAGCAGACACCACCTGTGTGCTTTGAATGACACCTTCACCTTGCACTTGGAAGTTACCTGCGCCAGCTGCATTAATAAACGCTACTGTAGCAGGGTCTACACCTGTAATTACGCTAGTGCCATTAATGATAGCACCATCTGATTCAGAGTATTGTGAATACCAATCGTATTCTGTGTTTAGAGCTTCCCATGGATACTCTCTCGCAATTTCGTTACCAGCCGCATTAATCAAGTAATAAAGTTGGGTAACATCAGCAGCAGTATTGCCTACCACCGCATTGGGGACAGCCAAGCCCATTTCTGCTGACGCTTGTTGCACTAATTCCAAGAGAGTTGTTGCCATATTATTCCTCTAATTCCTCTGCTTTAGCCTTCTTAGGCGCAGCTTTAGGTTGATTCATTTTCTGTGCTAACTCTGCTAGTTGTGCCTTGACTGCTGATAGCTCTTCATCACGCTTACGAAGTTCGTCTGCTTGTTGTTGAACTAATGCTGTGCCTTTGGCGCTAGATAAGAAAGCTTTTGCCTTGTCACGCAGAGCTAGTGGTGACATACCTGCTGCCATACCCATTGCACCTAATTGAGCGTCAGACGCTTGTGCTACTTGCTCTACTGTGTAAAATTTAAAGTGTTTTAACTCTGCCGCTGAAGCTGCATTTAAAACTGGCCAATCGTGAAGCAATGTGCCTTCAATATCGCCATCTGTTTTTTCGTTTTGATACCTTGCCCATTGTATAGGGAAGCGGTCTTTATGTTCTTTAGCCGCAAAGGTGTCAATTACTGTGTGAGTGTTGCCTGGGACTTCTATTAAAATAAAGTCTGCCATTTCCATGATAGGACGGCCTTCTAAAGCACTCTTGAACTCGTTACTTACTGCTCGTTGATAGAACTTCACATTCAATCGTGAATCGGGGTTATTTACATCGGTATTGTATTGCATTTGAATCTCCAAAGTGGTTTGGGGTTTGTAGATAGCTCTCGGAATGAAAACTACCTAGAAACCCACCTCCGAAGAGGTGAGAGTCTTTTATATTACACTGAAGCTTCGCTGAACCAACCGTAATCGCCAACAACCATTGCTGTTGCTGGTGAATCGTATGTACCGCCAACATTAGTTGCTGCAAATGTAGTTGCATCTATAGAGCAAGTTGTATCTGATGCTGCAATAGAATCACTTGCTTTTGCAAAAACATAACGACGACCGTCTGAACCCCATACTTGAGTACCAAGTAAAGCGTTTACAGGTGCGCCAGCAGCAATTTCTACTGCTGTAATCGTGTCAACCAAATCAATCCCAGCAAGTGGGGTTACTGAATATGCCATGTTATTTCCCCTTAAGCCTTAAGAACGCCACTGAATTGTGGACCAGAGCTAGTTAAGTTACCAGCCCAACCGATTAGTTTAACTACAGCGTCTTGGTTTACAGATTGACGCTCGCCACCGATAGGGGCAAAGTTACGGTCTGTATGTGGACGGAAGTAGATGTAGTTAGTGTTCAAGAACCACATGTGATTTGCAGTTGCTTGAGAACCAATACCACCACCTAATACTACATCGGCAGATGTACCACCACCGTAGAATTTCAATGATGCGAAACCAGCAGCACCTTCATCAGCAGATGTTACACGCTGAATAGCTTGCAATGAGTTTACATACAATGAGTAGTAGTTGTTGTCAGCTACAATCAAATCAGCTTTATCTTGACCACGAACTAATTTAATAGCTAATTGAGTCATGTAAGATTGAATGTTAGCAGCAGATACAGCAGCACCGCCATTGGTTACGCCAGAGAAAGCTTGGTTTTGCCAGAATGACCATGTTGCACGGTTGATGCCACCGTATACACCAGTAGATGGACTATCTGCAACAGCAGCAGCCAAACCAGTTAAGTTTTTACCACCGTTACCAGTACCGTCACCGTAGATGTCAGTTTGGATGCGGTTCATCAATTGACCTTCAGCAACTTGTACACGACCTTCTAACAAGTCAATGATTGCCTCTTTAGAACTGTTTTGCAACATTTCCAAGCCAGAGATGGTAACAGCAGACGCATATTGAGCGATAGAGAATTGAGCTGCTGAGATTGGGCTGTTAGGCGCAATGTTCAGAGTTTCATAACCGCTGTATGAGTTAGTGTTGTTTGTATTGCTGTCGTTATACATGATTTCTTCTAAAATCACATTACCGCCAGAGAATGGGCGTACATTGCCACGCTTGCGTAAACGGTCTAAAACCGCATTGTTTAATGTTACATTATCAGCCAGTTTGCCACTACGACTTTGGATGGTAGTTGCAATAATGTCTGACACGGTTGAATTGGCGAAAGCCATAATGTCACTCCTTATTTATTGTCAGATTAAACCACTAGAGTGCTGTTCAAAAGCTTGCATAATTGCATCTCTAGCGGAACTTGCGGACTTACCACCACTAGACATTGACGCTGTAGGCGTTGTTGACTTAGGTGAAAGTACCTTCGCTTTTGCTTGTGCTACCCTTTCTCGTTGAGCTGCCTCAGATTTCTGCGCTTGTGTAGCGTTTACTTTCTGAAATACATCATCGTTTAATCGGATAGCTTTGTCATAAGCTGATTGAAGGTCGTTTGCCATTCCGCTTTGGAGTAATCCAGCCATGGTTTCACGAACTTCCTCAAAATAAGGCTTGTCATCTTTAAATGACGAAATCTCATTCTGCAATTGGGCTTGCTCTATCCGCTCTTGAGAGCTTTGAAAGCTAGTCCATTGATTCTTTATTTGATTCAACTCTTGCGCTAATTGTGAGAACTGTGGGTCGTAACCTTGGCCAGTTATAGAGCCTAAGTTAATGCCATAGTCATTAGCAAGCTGAGCAAACATTTGTTGTTTCTGCTCTGGCGAACCCATAGCTAGGGTTGCATGAGCTTTACCTAAATTACTTATCCATGTTGATGGCTCAATACTGTGTTCTTGCAATAAAGGCATAAAAGGCTCTATCGCATGGACTAATGGTTGAGCCATGTCCCATTGATTCTTGTAAGTTGAAACGCCTTTAGCGTAATCAGCTTCCCTTTGTTGAATATAATCCTGCAAAGTTGGGTCTAACTTACCCCAATGCTCTTCATAATCCTTTTTCCAAGAACTAGGACGAGGTTTTGTAGTTATTTCTGCTACATTTGTATCATTTTCTACAACATTGTCATCAGATGCCTCTGTAAGCTCTTTTGAAGCGTTTTGAGAGGTTTTAGCGAATTTACCTGACTCATCCCTAGGGCGAGAAGTTTTATCGCTTTCTACAGCGTCCTGTGAGGTCGCATTTTCTGTTACTGCTGATTCTGTTGATTCAATAGCATTTTCGATTGTATCTCGAAGGCTAATTGGCTCTTCCAGAGTAGTCTGGTTAATATCCATTTTGCTTTCCTTGTGTTTATGAAACTGATTTTTATCGACACATAACTAAGTTATGTCGATTGCTTATAGCGTTACCCAGTTACCATTACCTAGTGAAACATATTGTTTAGTAACTAATGTTGTTTGAGTTACCGCAGCGTCTGCTGTACCACCATCAATTGAAAAGCCTGAAGCTGGCCATACTTTGATTGTGTTAGCTGAACCGTTCACGACAGTTACTGTGTCACCAGGTGCTGCTGTGGCTGACAATGTAGGGCCGTAGTTAGATGTAGATGTTGTGTATTGCACGATGT